AGTTGACCCGCCTTGCCCACCGCCGCTGATTCTCAGGTTGCCGCCGCCATTGCCGCGCCTGACAAAAGCGTGATCATGGAGATAGAATCGATGTTCCTGCCCATTGAGTTTCGCTAAAAATGCCTGCATTACTGCGCGCTCATCACTGAACAAATTATCAAAGGCCAAGGTTACTTTCCAAAGTGAACCTTTGCGGCTTGATGTCTGCACAGAATTAGTCAATGGCGATCTGAACGATTTTGTGTTTGAAACCAATTCAAACGATGAGCGACTAGGGAGAATATCAGGAAAACTAAATATCGTCATTACAACCTACCTCGGCGCATTAAATCCTGGATTTTAGAGACCGTTTGGCGGCTCGTGTTAATCATCGCCTGCTGAATTTTTATCTCTAGATCCGGTCCCGCGCTCGACGCGTCAATATTATTTACGATAGAGACAGAGCCGCCACCGCCTAGATTTTGATTAGGCGTTACCCGTCCAGACGTACCCATATGCAACAATTCTGGACCTCGCTCGCCTACCAAATAGGATTGGCCGCCGCGCACCTGACCGCCTAGCGCACGTGCTGCAACGGCCGAACCTGACAGCGCCGCAATAGATGCGGCCATTGGTTTGGTTACAGCAACTGCTGCTGCGGCTGCTGCGGGCGCCTCTACCGGGCCAACGATTGGTATAGCCGCAGTCGATGCGAACGCACTTAAGCCCGCCATAACTGACATGGCGGAGGCATTCAACCCTAACGCTGTCGCTGCGCCTGCTTCACTAGCTTTCGTCGTCATGCGCTGAACAATCTGGTAAGCAATCCATTGAGCGGCCATGTCTGCCAATGCTGATACAAGTGAAGAAGCCATACCTTTAGCAAACGATTTGAAAGAATCCTCAACTGATGCGGTTCCGGTAAGCAACGATTCAAAAGCAGCGCCCATATTGGTGGTTAGATTCATTGCCATCGTTGCGCCCATAAGATCAACGCTATTCATTCTTTCAAGCGTTATCTCTGTCCAACGATTCATGTACCCGTGTTGCTGATCAATCGCACGTTCATCAGACTCGCGTTGCAACGACGCTTTGCCCTCTAAATAATCCGCCTCGCTAATTAGCCTATCGCCCGCGAGTTGTTGTAATCGATCACTGATTCTTTTCTGCCTGGCAACAAACATTTGTTCTTCGTCTAGCCCGAGCATTTTAACATTGTCTAAATAGTTTTCGGCTGAGTTAACGCGTGCGGCTATCGATTTATCAGAACTGATTTTTTTTCGCTGATCGGAGGCAATTGTGCTTGCTAACTCCTTTTGATCATTCTCTAGCAGATTTGCTGTGTAAGCCGCTTCCGCATCAGATGCGCCCTGAATTCTTTGAACTCGCTCTCTTTCTGACTTTTCTGCCGCTTCCGAAGCTCCCTCAAGCATCGGGACCAATCCTGCAGCGCCGACAGTTGAAAGACTATCAAGTGCCTTCTTAAGGCTATCCACTTGATCTTTGGCGAGTAAAGCAGCGTCAACGCTAGATACTAATGTGTTGCGAAAATTTAATAAATCACGATCAGCGAATTGAGTTTCAATTCCGAGGGCATCAACTACGTCACGGAAATTCTGATAAGTCTTAATTTCCTCAGATTTTAGACCCCCAGCAGCAGTCAAAAACCTAAGCGCCTGATCTTCGGTTAACCCAAACTCATCACTGACATCAATTACAGAGTCGCGAAGCCGTCTTAGGCTTACATCCATTTTAGTAAATGAACCGAAATTCCCCACCAGATCTTCAACAGTTGTTCCGCTATTTTTTAGCTCAACAAGCCCTTTATTTAATTGTTCAACTCCATTTCGTAAAAATCCAAGAATGCCAAGATTAGCGATTCCAGACGCCATCTCATCAACTGAATCAGCTGCTTTCTTAAACGCGAAATCAGTGTCGGCTGCCAATGCTATTAACTCTGCAGATGCAGCGCTAACAGATACTTTCGCAAGCTCTAGTATCCGCTTTGATAGCTCGATCGTTCCTTTCTCGGTGATTATTAGCTGATCGTCTAAGCGAGATAACGCTAGTTCTAGCGCCTCGGTTCCTTCCTCGGCGCTGCCCAAACTGTTGTATAAGACACCCGCGATCATTGAACCAAACGCGATTAGCGCACCAAAAACGGCACCACCCGGACCAAAAATAGACGCTATCTGAGGTCCCTGCTGGCCTAAGATTATAAACGCACTGGTCCCCATCTGGCTTTGTACCGCAACGTCCTGCAACTGATATGATAATTGCTCAGTAGCACCTTTCATGGCGCCAAAATTACCTTTTACCACATTGGATTGTTTGGCGGTTTGCGTGAAGGCTTTAGATGTTTGCTTTGTTCGCCTGCTCGCCAGGTCCATCGCCTTCGCCATCTGATGCGCTTCAGTCTCGGCAAAATCGATCGCTTTAGCCAATGCTCGAGCATCAGTTTCGGCCTTGCTCATGCCTTTCGCCATTCTATAGGCTTCAGTCTCGGCAAACGCAATTGACTTGCCCATATTGCGGGTCTTGCTGTTTGCACGCTCGGCAGTTTTGGTCAGCGATTTTGTTTGCGCATCTGCTCTTAGCATCGCCTTAGCCATTTTGTAGGCTTCAGTTTCCGCAAAAGCAACCGATTTCCCTAAGTTGCGCGCCTGAGTTTCCGCAACTTTACTGGTATCGGTCAAACGGTCGAGCCTCTCGGTTCCAGTCACTACGCCGTCAGATTCAACCTTTAATTTTAATGATGCGATTTCAGTCATTCATTGCCGCCTGTAAATCATCGAGAGACCGTATTATGTCCACCTCAAAAACCGTTAATTTCCCATATATTTCGCCATAAGCATTGATTTGGACGTAGCCAATGCGACCGTCAGAGGCATTTTTCAAATCAACAAAAAGTTTCCAAAATGGCATCAACTCATTACGAAGCCGCGGACGATCAGCCAACTGCCTTGGCTCACGGCCTAACGTTTTTGCAACCTGTAAAAGCCCATTAATACGACTCACCTTTGATCCGGTATCATACCCGATTGACCAAAACTGCCACCGAGCAAAAACCTTTATCTCGCTGATCAGCCCTTGATAAAATTTACTCGGTCACCAATAAAAGAATCGACCTGATTCGCGATATAGGGAGCGTTCATGTAAATGCTTTTTACGGCTTTTTTGCTAAATGCAACTGATTTTTTATTATCCGTTAGCCCGCGCCAATCCGTTGTTATTGCAGCTAGAAAATCAGTAGATCCTGATTCTTTTTTGTCCATGATTGCGCGGTATAGTTGTCCCTGCGCCTCCCGGTATTTTTTAGAATCAGGCCCAAGTACGGTAATATAAAAATCAGTCGGCTTTCCCGTTTTGGGGCTCCTAATCCTGCATTCAGCGCCCGCCTCGTGATCTGCCGTTGTCTCAATGTCTAAAAGGTCCATTAGGCCTCCGCTCTCTCGATTTTGATTTGGCTGCCGGTAGCAACATGAAAAAGAGCTATGAATTCCAATGTCACCGACACCGCGCCAGGTCCGGCCACTTCCGGCAATCCAGAATTGTATTTTACACGCGGCAGAGTGATTATATAATCATTGCCATCAACGTCCGTCAGGGTTACAACAATCGATGATGCTGTCTCATTGATGAACTTTGAAACCAAACTAGCGTCTTCAAAATACGCCGTTATTGACCCTGTAACCGTTGATTTGCCAATTGATGGAACTTTTGTAATTGCTGAACCAACCGCAAAAAGCGCCTCCATCCCGTTATCAACGTTGAGCTCGATGGCAGTAATTGAAGCTATACCTGATCCGCCTTCAGTTATTGCGCCGGTAAATGAGTCAAACGGCTCGGTAGTTGTTTCAGCGGCATAAGTCGTATCCGCCAGCGCAGACCCTGCGATAGATGAATCCTGGCCAACGATACCAAAAGTGCCGGTAACCATTGAATTAGGCGCAATCGATAGGCTAATAGTGTTAACACTACAGCCGGTGGATATTAAATACTGCGCAATATCCGCGTGCACCCTCTGGATGGTAAAAGAGCGTCTTGTGATACCGGCGAGCAAGACATCACTCGTCCAGGTGCCGCATAACGCCGCCTCAATAAAATCATCGAAAGATCCGTATGACAACTCGAAATTAATATCGCCTGCAACTGACTTGTTACCGTGTCTAAAACTAGCGACCTGTCTATCCTGTCGCAATTCCTCCGACTCCACGCCGTCCTTAGACAATCCGAGCGTCGTTCCAGTGTGTCGAACCGGTTTAAATTCTGGCGTCGCCGGTGTGACGCCGAAAGCTGCCTCGGCAATGTAAGCCATATCGTGTCTTGATCCTGTTCCTACTGTCATGCTTACCTCGGGGCGACATACGCCAAGTAATTAATGAAAATTGATATCACAAAACGATTTTCTTCTGATCTGCCGGCGCCGCGTGATACGTCGCCGGTTCTTACTATAATCCCGCTATAACTTAAATCCGTCCCTCGCTTGAAATGATCCGCTATCAGGTCCGCTTGAACTTCCGATGATCCGCGCCCCGTGCCTGACAGTGCAAAAACGTCTATCTGATAAACTCCTTGGTATCGGTCGAGTCCGCTTGTACCAAGAGCTGCCTGCACGGTTGGCGCTGGTAAATGAGTAGGTCGTAAATAAAGAGCGTTTAAATCAGGATCAAAGCCTAAATTCTGCCATGCGACCGATGGCAGATTCGCCATGTTTGCCAGCCTTGCATCAAGAGCACCGCCGATATTTAAAAATGCCGCACTCATCGCGCCGCCGCCTCCCTAACAGCGTCCTCCCATCCTAAGATCGATACCCTTACCATGCCGGTTGGCGCCTGCGTAGACCAACCTTCCTCAACCCGCATGGCATACGGTAAATTATTTGTGAGCCAGATTGTTTCATCGCCAAAGGATACGTTTACTATTTTACTGATCGCCTCATTAACAGCGTCACCGACTTTATCAATACGCTCAATCTGCGTAGTAATCGGTCTACCGATGCTGGCCTGCCAATTGCCGCGCAACCTGCCGCCAACATAACCCGCTGGCGGATCTCTGTATGACAAATAATCGATGTATCCGCGCGTCGGGTGCTTATATAGCCATATCGATGGATTACCAACCGGGGTTGCATAGACAACTGCCGAAAATATTTTTAAGGCCGCATATTGCTTGGCCTCGGCTATTGATACTTTTGCTTGGTCAGCAAATTTTTTAACGTCGACACTGAATGTCATAAAATAAATCTACTCCTGCCGGGCTAAATGGATTTGGCCGCATAACTCGATAAGTGACGCCAGCGAAAAGCAATTTATCGCCAATTAACGGGGCACCAACGCCCGCTTGAAACATGATTTTTACATCGCCAAGTTTGATGTTGGTGCCGTCGATTTCGCGGGCTATAAATTGCGTCATCAGACCCTTGCCGTTTATTGTAAGCGTGCTCCCTCCCGACATAGAACCCGCTGCTGCATCGAACACACGATCAATCTCGCGAGTTATGACGATTGCCCCTCCATATTCAGCAAGTGCATTAGCCGCAATATTTACTGTGTCGCCATAGTCAAACACGAAAAACACCAACATTATGCACTATGAGTTTTTCTAATTTGGCTGCGGCAGCACTGAGATACGTAAGCGCGCGCGCCGATGGCGCATATTCAATATCGATAGGACCAATTTTTTCTCGTCGTTTTTCGCGGGCGATGTTGGATAATGGATCAGATCCGGCATCAATGGCTAGTGCAACCTCGATTTGTGCCTGAATCAGCAATGAAGGGATAGAATCAGACCTGAAGTAATAGCCATCAATGTAGACGGTCAAACGCGGCCACTGTAATGGCTGCTCGGCCGTGCTTTTGTCACCAATAAATTTCAGTGACTCAATATAATCCATGGCGCGAGTCAATAAAACCGTGTCTGTGCCCGTCACAGTGACGTTTCGTGCGACGGCGTAAGCTGATAATTGTGACGCGCTCGCGTAACTATTGGAACCGGCCACCACTGATCCATCTTCGATAATGATAGTCATTAGAGGTCTCTAGCGTCTTCATCGTTCTGATCAGTGATGCCCAAATCAGCATCATTATCTAATGATTCAGATTCAAGTTTTTCGCGTTCTAGGCGTTGCTTTTTTGTTTCGGTTTTTTCACCGGGTATCTTGTCGCCGGGCAAACGATCATCTTCATTGATCGTTATCGGCGTTGGATGGCCCTTGCGGTTAACAATGATTGTTTTTAAATTCATGATTCGACCCTTTGTTCGTAATGCCATCAAAGCAAAGCCCTCGGGAGAAGGCTTTGCGGTAAGACACTGGCAGGGACTAGCCGAGCAAAATAGACGTGTGCTCCGTTTTTGTTACATCGCAGCCCCAGGCTAGGGCCACTTCATAACGCACCTTTCGATAACCAAGGTAAAGGCTAAACTCTAATGCAAGCCCGCTCATTGGATCAGTGATGATGATCACATCAGACGCATTATCACCCTCAGTTGGTCTAGCTGGCGCGCGTGTTACAAGGGTCACTGCAGACTGACTGAACACCATATTTCGCGCTGATGTTGCGACAACTGTCATTGCGACCGCTGAAGCGGCGAGCGCTTGCCGAAGACCTGGAGCGGCTAAAGTAATCGTACCCGGTTCGGTTACGCCTTCAGCGACCATGTATTTATTGCCATCACCCGCAAACGTGACTAACTCACCCGCGGCAACAACGCCGGTCCCGGTAATAATCGGAATCGAAGTCGTGCCAACCGCAAACCCTGCCGTAGTCGAGGTGTAATTAGCTCCGCTGCCGGCCGTTTGCGTTTGTATTTGCGCACTCTCTCGAAGCATCGCGCCGCCAATGTCACGAAAGACACCCTGACGTAAAATGCTATCAGTGCCTGCCGCATCAGCCGCACTTTGCTTGCCAAGAAAAATAGCGCCAGCATCAGTGTTCATAACAATTTTCATATCGCCAGTCGGCGCCCCGTTGTCTTTTAAAACCTGTAGGGTTTTTGAGGCGTCTGTGTAGTCATTTGCGGTTGCGAATGGTGTAGTACCCGGCGAGCCGTATGCCCGCGAAAACTTGCGCTGCAATGCGCCGAGATCAGTCTCGACCTCATTAACCAAGCCTCTGATAGCCTGCGCGATTTTATTTGCGCGGGTGTTCAAGTAGCCCGGACCAGTCGCGAGCTTTAACTGGTCTTCACCAATAAACCCGAAAGGATAAGCACGGGATTTATCAATCCTGATGATTTTGGCGCCCGAGACTTGACCAGCAGGCTCGGGTACGTTCATTGCGGGCACTACATCGACGCCGTTACCGGCTGGCTCGACGTCAATTGTGATGTCTTGACCAAGGCCGGCACGCGCTGCACTGGTATTCATGGTCACAGACGGGATCAGCCCCGTTAACTCTCGGGAAACAACGTCAAGTGCCTCATATATATCAGGCACGATTGCGGTGATTGTATTTTCAGCCATTTTGGGGCTCCTAGTCTTTTAGGGTGCCGCCTGCCTTCATGTGAATTTTCTGATCGACGGCGGATAAGTTTTCGAATTCTGCTCTAGCCATAATTTTTGCAGCACCGCCGCCACCACTACTACCGGGAGCACCACCCCCGGTCGACCCATTGCCTCTCAGCAATGATGCGTACCTTTTGTCGCCTTCAAACTCTGTTTGTAAGTTTTGAAGGGTTGAAACAGTCAGTGCGCCGTCAATATCAGTTATTTTCACCGCATCGTCTTTGTATGTCAACCGGCGAGCGATAAAGGTTGACAAAAGCTCAACGTTGTCACCGTCAGCCATAGCCGATGCGAGTTTAAGCGCCGCGCCGCTGACCTTTTCTTTGCCAATCGACGCCTGCAGGGTTGTATGTTCGCCGTTGAGCGCGTCGTAACGCTCCTGCGCTGATTTGTGCAATGACTCGAAATCACCCTTTTCTCGCGCAGTGTCTTCACTTGCTTTAGCCGCTGCAGCATCAGCCGCGGCCTTTGCAATTTTTGCTGCTTTCGTTTCACCAAGCAAAGTGTCCATCTGACCGCGCATCGCGGTTGTCTGCTCTTGAAGGCCGGTCATTGTCGTTAATTGCTCGGCATTAGCGGCCGTCAGTCGTGTATTTTCTGCTTGAAGTTCTTCTAATGTCATTTTTTATACCTTGGTCACTGACCATTTAGCGCGCACTGCACGCGTTTAGTTATCTGAAAAGGTTAGGTTATCCATGCTTTCCAGTTGTTTTAGTGTATAGGCCTTGCCAGTCGGGTCAACAAATTTATCAATGTCCATATTTTGAGTGCGGAACAATCGCGACCGCTCGACGCCTAGCGCCTCATCGACAAAACTTTTGCTTTGGCGGCGTAGCCAGCCGCCGTATGTAGTGCGACTACCTACCTGCTGCGCGCCATCTGATCCAATCGATGGCCTCTTTCCTTTCAGATCTATGCCTAGATCATTTTCTGGCCTGATAACCGGGACCGTCGTTGATCGGCAATTGAAATGCGCCGGAGGCATTGGGCCAACGCCAATCTCATACAAAACGCCGTCGCGACTCATGCAAATGAGGCTAGTAAGGCCGTCAAGTGTAGCGACCCATCGATATTGGTCTAGCAGGTTTCTATTGGCGTTATATGTCGCGAGCCGACCGACGCTGCTCGCATGCGAAATAATTGTATTGACCAAGGCTCGGGTTTGCCGAGCCATAAGCGTATCCATAATGGTAGAAACTTGCCGCGCAATACGCGGCGTCGATTCGCCTATGGTTATCCCGTCTTTTATCACCTGGATTATTTGCGCTTTCTTTGCCGCCTCAAATGCCGCGAGAACATCTGGCACACTGCCCGCCGCAACCGGCATAGCCGCAGATAGCCCGACTGCTATTGCTGATTGTGTTGCGGGCAAAAAAGGCACTGTCGATGCGCTAGAAAGCAATTTTACCGTGTATGACGCCTCCGAACTCGCCGCCGCTAACGCATCTAATTGCAATGCGTTTCTCATGAGCGCAAGACCCGTTAACCCGCCTATGGTCTGTAAAACCTCGGGCGCGTTAGATCCAATTGTATCGCCAGGCGTTTCCATCAGCGTGGTTATGATGTCCCGGCGATAGCTGGTCAGGCTTTCTATTGCCAGATTGCCTTCATGCAACGAATGACGCTGCATAAAAACTTGTCGTCGGGTTGTCGCATCGATTAGGTATTCGTTACTACTCAACTCATGCCCATTGGATCAGCACTTTTAGCTTCAGCGTTTATTTCCTCGTCCGTTCGACCTTCCTTTATCATACCTGACCGACGCAATATACCCTGTAAATCGCTTTTGGCTATCACTGCGCGATCCATCATTTGAATACTAGCCATCAGTAATTGAGGATCTATCGCTGCCGAATAAAGTTGTTTGTTGATCGTGACCTCAGGATCAGTATTAGATCCCATGAACAGGCCTGCCCATACAAAGCACTTAATAAACGCGTCTTCGACATTGCCAATGATAGCCCCTAATTTTGAGTTTTGACCCGCAAATCTGATCCTCGCCGCCTCCGCGGTTTCGACACCCGTCGAATCTTGGATTATTCGCGCACCAATTTTTACTAGCTGCATTTCTTTGAATTCCATCCCTTTTAGCGGCATAGAATTTGGCTCTGCTTGTAACAGTTCAGCACTACCGTTCTCAGGTAGCATCACTGCGGTACTTGACCCTAACCCCACCCCGCCTTTCATGTTTTGATCAACCCAGGATTGCGTCAACCCTGCAAACACCGGCGTCGGCTGACCGACCATAAACGATGAAAATTCATAGTCGGCAGAATTTCTGTAATGCGCAATGTTGATTTCAGCGATGTCATACAATGGAGGTTTGTCAACATCAGGCTCGTTATTAATGGCACCTACAAAAGTGAATGGGATTTCATCCCACAACGAGCTATCTGATTTACGCAGAATAAACTCACCATCCCCCATGATTTGGCCGTCTTTATCATAAATACTTTGCGTGTATACACCGTCAGTTAGCTTTAAGACCCGGTATTGAACGGTATCTATCGTTTTAAATCCGTCATCTTCGATAGCCTCGATTTCCTCTCGTAAAACCACCAAAGTCAAGCGCCGGTAACCTCCCGACATGCCGATACGCCAATTTATGATAGATTCGGTTGAGTAGGCTAGTATCTTTGCCTCTATGCCCCGCGTTTGGCTCGCAGTCAGCCCGGCATCTGTTACGGGATAGTCGACGAGCAAACCGAACCTGCCCATCAACAAAGTATCGGCCGAAACGCTTTTTACAAGCTGATCGGCCGTAAGCCCCGTGCCATTTACATTGGCTCGGAGATACTCGATTTTTGCATCTAATGTAATTTGCGTTTCCAACCTGAAAACCATCCCGAGCATCGCTTCTTTTGTGATGCTGGTAAAATTTACGAACACTGCACGGTCTAAATATGAAAGATAACGCAGCCTGTTTTCATTCGTACCATCATCAGGATTAGGGATTGGCAGGTAGGCTGTTCCCTGGACGGCTTTTAGAGCTGACGACAATCCTCCCGATCGTTGCTTTATAGCTGCCGACCCATCATCACAATCGCGCATTGTCTGCCAGATTTTCGAGTATTTTGTGTGTGATTTATGTTGCGCGCTTACAGTCATTGTTTATCTCGCTAGGGTTACCCGTAGATTTGCCACTGGCTTTATTACTGGCATTTCGAAGGCTATAGGATAGGTTCCGGCGTCGGGCAGGTGATCGATGTTACTTTTCTTATCGGGCTCACCATTTTTATCATACGACAATTGCTCCATATTGCTCGCATATTCCGGGCATTTTGCGTCATTGATAAACAATTTACCATGATCAAAGGCTGAATTTGTTGCTATTACCCTATCTTTGACGTAAGGGTTAGACGCGTTTGCATATACCGCAAACCGAGCCGCCTCTAACAATGCAAGATCCGAGGTCGAAGCGTCGTTTGTTTTTCGGCTATTACCTGATGCGTCTGGATATACCCGTATTGAATGGCCTGGATACCGATTTTTGATAGTCGCGATCATTGCCGGCGTGTCATAGATCCCTTTGAGCTCATCGACTGCATGCCAATTCCCGCTTCTGATGACATAAATCACCGCACTCATTTTTGTAACATTGAAATCCATACCAATGCGCAACAACTCGCTAGGCTGATCGGGCGTGACCGGCCTAATGGTTTCCGACGATCGATGCTTGATGCGATCGTATCTGTTAAAAACCGTGCCGGCCTTTAAATTGACGAACTTACCGCCAACATAAGCAAGCACCAATTCATCAGGATATGTCTCAATGAGTGAATCGATGTAATCTGGCGGCAAATAATCCTGATTCTCGTAACTAGAGGCTTGAACCATTGAATACGACGCCAAAGGATCTTTCGCGAACTGCTCATAAACAAACATGAAGCCTTCGGGCGTTGTTGTCACGCCGATTGAGTTAACAACGCCGTCAATTTTTAGCCGCAATCTCGCAATAATTTTTATCCATGCGTTTTTGGCCTTGTCTTTTGGCAGGGTGTCTATTTCATCAACAAGCGCCCTAGCGACTTTAAAACCAATAATTGTTCCGGGCTTATCCATAGATCGACAAATAACCGTACCGTAATAAACTCGGCCGCGATAAATGTCAATCTCCTTATTGGACACCTTGATATCTACAGTGAAACCCATGATTTCCGCTGCTTCTTGAAAGGTCGGGTAAAAAATATCACGGATAGCGGGATATGATGGCCCAAAATACCCTTGAACGGTCTTAGGGTTTCGCGCCGCGAATGTTAGCAAATCTAGGCAACCAACAAAGGTTTTACCACTGCCAAACCCGCCGACAAACGCCCTAAATTTAGTATTAAGGCCGTTTAAGAAAATACCTTGTGGCGCGCTAAGGCTTAGCATTAGTCACCGGGACATCAGCGACAGGAGGCTTCACCTTGAATGTAACAGTCATAGGCAACGCTTCAGCTTCAGGCGGACCAGCTTTTTCAGCCTGTCCTAACCATTGCTTGCCTAGCCAGATTAGCATTGTAGGATTACCACCAACCGCGATCGAATATTGCTTGCGTCTAAGCGACATTTTCCCACTCGCGGCCTTTTGTCCGAAATACTCCGCAAAAGTACATTTTTTTTCCCGCTTACAGGCCCGTTGAAGGGTGTCGTAGTCAATACCCAAGATGCCGGCCTGTTCCTCGCCCGTGCAGTGTATTGCGCACATTGAGTCGACCTTATCCCAATCGATAGGAATCAATGGCCGATTTGCTGCTCGAGTATTTGGCTTTCCTGTTTTTTTGGCTTTTGGCTTGGGTTTGGCCTTTGGCTTGGGTTTGGCCTTTGGCTTGGGTTTGGCCTTCGCGCTGATCACCGTGCCTGATTTTAATGCGGGTTTTGCTTTTGCTTTAGCCTTCGCCTTTGGCTTTGGCGCAACAACACGCCTAGCTGCCATTATCGGCGTTATCGGCGTTGTCGTCATAATGGAGCGGATAGGTTGGAGTCGAACCACCCAGACCAGAGGGGATCTCTGGCGCCTGCCCTTTTATCCGCGTATTCGTTGCGACGCCCTTATACATTCCGGCGCCAATTTCGTTGATCTTTGAAAACGGCACCTCGGGCACTGTTAATTTTGCTCAATTTCAAATCGCAATGGATCCAAGTCCCATCCGGCGTTTAAAGCCAGTTGATTATCTGCAATCACGTATGCTCGCTTTTGTGATTCCGTCAAGTTAGCCAGGGTAATCGTTGGCGCGCTCCCAAGGCCAATCTGCATTGCCGCCAACAATCGGCCATGCCCGGCAATGATGCCTCTATCAGGATCAATTAATATCGGGTTAGTGAATCCGAACTCCTGCATACTTTTCGCGATTTCATTGATTTGCGCATCAGAGTGCGTTCGCGAATTGTTGGCGTATGCGGTTAATTCGATCAGGTCGACATATTCAATGCAAAGATTCACTTTTTGCCCCTAACTAATGACGTCATCGAATCCATAAAGCCTACTGCAGGCGGCATCGTTGCGCCTGATGCGGCCGCTGCGGTTCGTTTGTCATCACTACGGCGCGCAAAATACTGGCGTATGACTTCCATTGCTGGCACTGCGTATGCGCCGGCGAGCCATGGCAACCCATCCATGGTAAGCGCCAACGCAAATGCGGCGTGATCAGTCATGAGAAGCCAAAAATCGACCACAATTGCTAAAACCGCCAAATGAAATGAAGACTTTGCGAATTCGACAAATAAATTAGCCATTTTCATTGCGATTTGCGGTCGCGTGCTGGCGTTGTTCATTTCCTGAGTAGCTGATAGTTCTGCGTAATTGTTTGACTCGACGATTTTTAGATCTATTTCGCGATCCAGCAACTCTGCCTGATTATCGGCCGGTAGACGCTTAATCTTCTCGGAAACGCTTGCTACCGGCATATCTATTACATCGACGCCAACGCTATCAGATATCGATTCTATTAGCTTTCCGGCTATGCCGGCACCAGGAACTAGCTGCTTGATAACCTCGCCAAAGGGCGAATCACTAAAACCGGCCGCTTTTTTCAATATATCGCGTAATTTCATTAGATCACCGTCAGTTGTGCGATTGTCTCACCGTCTAAATAGGCCTCTAAAATAGCGGTTGCATCGCGAGAACTGCCAACGCCGAGGCCTTTTGCTGATCCAAAATTAGCCAATCGCTTTCCCGCGCCCGTACAGCCTTGGACCTGAGCAACGTGATTAGCCGAATGAAACATTGTCGAAAAACGCGATCTAATCGGGCGCCCCGTTGATTCATCGATATCGGGGCAGTCTTCGAGATCTAAATAAACGCCAAGCTGCGGGTTGAAATAGTGCCATCGCTGGCCGTGTTTAGGGCTATCACGCATGTGTAGAAGGTAGATGCCGCACGGCACTGATGACACGTATGGCACGCCTGAATCGATCTTGCCGGGCATTGCATTTGATATAAACGGCCGCTCGATAGTGTAAAGCGCGACCATCCCCTCCGACTTTAATTCACTAATTCTGTGACGCTCAGGATCAAATGCGTGCGCGAATTTTTCGGGTATAGTCGCGGCCGTAAATTGTCGTTGAACTAACTGCTTCATTTGCAAATATCTCTCTAGGCATGGCCGTTATTTTTGGGAGCGAAATGACCTCGCGTACTTGCGCGGGTGTCAGTAGACCGTATGCTATTAGCAACGTGAGCAGCACTGCGCAAATGCTGACGGCAATCCATTTTGCGGTTTCTGGCGCTGGTAAAGGGTTTATGACTGCCGTTGCTGATCTTGGCGCCAAATGCTTTAGATCGTCTTCTATCTGGCTGATTTTTTCCCCAAACACCGCATTTGAGCCGATCATAGGAGCAACTGTTTTTGTTAATTTGGTCAATTCATCTTTAAGCTGATCAGTTGACTGTATAGAAACCGCTAGTGCTGTTTCCATTTTGCTGATGTTGACCGATATTAGTTTATATTCTGCCTGGCATTCTTCCGATTTTGCGATTGAAATTACGCCCTGCCTTTCAATCTCTTTAAAAATAGCTTTAAGCTGCATTGATTCGGCGGTTTTACTAATGCTTCGGCTATCAGCCATGCGTTTTTCCAGATAACTTAATTAATCGATGAGTTATTTTAGATCATCGCGCAAATTGATAATACTGTAAATATATACAGTTATTCACTGTTTTTATCTAGGGCACTTACAAGCATTTCCGCACTATTAATATCGCTACCCGAGCAAGACGGACTGCATCGCCATACAGCTGGCAACTCACCTAATGGGTTGACCCTATCAAAAAAAGCGCCGTTATCAGCCGCCTGATTTATGTCACATCCGCAATTTTTGCATTCCATCTATTCATCCTCCATAGGTGGCGGTCTAACCCAATCTTTTGTCTCAACTGTAAGCCCGAGGTACGAAAAACGTCTGTCCACTAACCAAACTTTCCCACATCCGCAATTTGCCTTGTAAATTATTTCACCGTCAACGTGATCCTTGTAAAGCGCTTCATGGTTTTGTAGCGGTCTATGCCAGCCTAATTTGCAAAAGCTTAATTCACTGCTCATCTATTCACCCTTAATTTCATCATAAGTTTTATGAAAAATATAAGGCTTACATGGATAGAATTCGCCCATAACGCCTTTGATTATAAAGTCGCCTAGACTGGCTGTCATTTCACCTTCAAGCGTTTGTATTCGCAATGTAGGGATCTCGTCTGGGTAGAATTCGTAGCCTTGGTATCTATTGCAAGTAACAAAATTTAAAACCTGATCTTTGGATTCATCGGTAAATTCCATAGCTTCAATCACAACGGGTTTCTTTCGATACATTGCCATTATTCGCTATCCTTTCGTGCTAATAGCTCGCAAGCGTAGACAACCGGCGCGCCGTATTTAGGCGTTTCAATCGTAACCTCGCCTGATGCTATTCGATTTTTCCATATTGCGTTTTGATTACTTGCCGTCGTCGCAACGCTAATTGCTGCAATGACCAGTAAAATAAAAGCTAGATACAATCTGTTCATATTTATCATCCTATAATGTATTGACTACCAGGCCATCCGAGCGGCGTTAATTCCCGGTACGACATCCATAGGCGCGATTTTCATCACCTTTGGCAATCTCGGAACTTTGCCCTGTCTAGCCGCGTTGCTGTACCTGACGGCGCACGATTTATTGCAAAATATCCGAGCCTCAAAAAACTTGTCACTCTCGAGTCGACCAGACTTATGGATTTTTTTTACTAGATTCTTTTCACAGACTAAGCAAATTTTCATTTTGCCATCCAGATTGCGACTAATCCGGCAACCACAATAACGGTAATTAATGCGACAAAAAATTGTGCGAATCCTTCAACAATTTCATATCGTTGCATTTTTCGTAATTTATTGATCATAAAACTCTCCATTTAATAAATTATCTAGTCTTCGGCTTTCCGCCGTGCAGTCAGCGCGCATTGCCTTTAAATCAGGACCGTACCAGGTTCTTACCTCTGTATTTACATCGCAATAATCAATTATCATACGAGCGCCATCAACGCCAAATCGATGATGTAACCCTGCCTTATATCCAACCGTTTGCTTAGTCCCTTCGATATTCGCTGACAAACTTCTATTACAACGCATGTTGCACTGTAAAAAATTATTTCGCCGGTAATACCTTAAATTAGCCTGATGCCCAACGGTTTTAAAATGGCCGCAACACCAATCCATTTTGGTTTTAAGGCATGAGATACAATAGGGTTCGATCCCGCGATCTTTAAACCAAAACAATTCCTCTCTAACCCGCATGTAGTTATAGGCGACCTGCGTCAATCTATGCTGGTATGCGGTGTCATGAAGCCGCGCATTTGCATCGAATTTTTTATCTACCGCTTTTTTGGCCTTTTTGATTTTAGCGACTGATCGTAACTCTGATTTGCGTGCGATTTGCGCATGCGATTTGCCTTTATCACTGGTCGCAAAAATGATGGAGCACGGGATAGAACAGCAAACTTCCATAGTGTTAAATTTTGGCGCGAATTCAACGCGGCACACGTTGCATTTTTTCAAGATTTAGCCCGCCTTTCATAGATCCTGCTGATCGTTTTTGGGTCAACGCTGAATGCCTGCGCCAGCTCACCGCGCAATCGACTATTGACCCGCATCACCGTGCATACAATTTTTTCCTGCACATCAGTCAATTTGCGGGCAGTGTGTCGGCCATCCGGCATGCGTGTTGCTGCCCGCTTTTTTCCATTCCAAATAATCCCGCGCAAAATTTTGCTTATAGTTGATTGATCGGTTTTAAAGTGCGCGGCTAACTGGACCTGCGTCATGTCTTTACGCCGATATACCTCGCGGATTTCAGTTGCGATCGAAAATGTTAATTTACTCATTTTTTAAACCAGTCTGGATCAGGATCAGGAACAATCACCCCGTACTCCGATGACCTCGCCTGAATAAATAAATAGAAATTGGCGAGATCAACGGTAGTTATTACATCAGCCTCGCCGCTATGATTTTTCGTAGTAGTTCGCCTGGGCTTTCTTTTGAGCTTGCCCAAAACCTTATAATCTACCCATCCGAAATATTCGCCACAAAACATGGAGTGCAAGTCGTCCGGTTCATTGCCAGTCTCGGCAGTAATTACCGCGTATGCGCAGCCCCAAAGTGCGGAATTTTGCAAATTGCTGCGCTGACGCTTTATGCGCTCGACCGTAATAACCCAATCTTTATTTTTCGGCAATTCCCGCAATAAGTTTATAATGTCTTTGAACACGGCAGGCCAATTATGATCTGGAGTTAGCGTAAATTGCTTTTTGATCTTGATTACCTCGCTGTTTCTAGTTTTTTGATCAATTCATGACGCGTCTTGCCTACCGTCTGAATGCCTGAATCTTTGCACAATTTCAAAATCTCGTTATCAGTCTTGCCATTGAGGTTCTTTTTGCTCGGCTCCTGATCATCCTGCATCTGACTTGCCATTCGATCATAAGAATTACGAAGCGTTTTAGCTGATAAAATATTCGAGCACCAAAAATCCGATCGATGCGCCCATCTAAAAACCTTCCACAAATCCTCTAGCGTCCGGCCATCTAGCCTGACTGCTCGATCAAGCTCTTTTGCCCATTCTTCAAAATTTGGCGTCTTGGTGTGAGTGTATTTGGCCTTGATCGTATCAAATATTTTTATAGCGAATTGGTATTCGCGGGTTGCCTCTATCTTTTCTACCTCTAATTCTACTTCTACTTCTACCTCTAGGCCGTCACCTTTTGTAACGTGTGACGTTTCGTGTGACGTTTCTAGTGACGTTTCGTGTGACGCTTGAATTAAAGCTTTTTTCTTTTCGCGCCATTTTGCGGTTCTGCTGGCGCTTGAGTCTGATGATTGCTGGCGCTTTTCCCAGGCTAGTGGTTGCCACTGACCATTGATCAGTCCAGCATCGATGAGCCGAGTTTTTACGTCACTGATCATCGCATGGTCAATCCATAAGGATTGCGCCACCATTCGATCTAAAATTTTAGAATCACAAGCCTGATCGAGATCGCCTCGCGCTTTAAGAGCGCAAACTGCAATAAAATGTCTCTGATCTTCGAAAGATAGCCCGAGCATTTTCGGGTCTGTCAAAAAGTCATGATATTGGCGAAACCATGGCAAACCTGACATCAGACTTCCATTTTCCGACCGCTCAAATACTCATAGACAGCTTTCAAGTTTCTATAACCAGGGTTACTGCCCGGCCGCATGATCGTATAGACAGACCCTAAAGATATGTTGCATTCAACCGCTATTCGCTCCTTCGGTTGCTCGGTTGTTTTAAGCATGTCCTGAGTTTTTTCTAAATAGTCCATTTTATAGCCCGTTGATAGTTTCAACGTAATGTAAACGTTTTTTTGATTATCGTCAATACAGATGACTGATGATCAGGAAGCTAGAGGCCTTCAAGGATTAAATTATCACAATGCTGTTGCAATCTATTACAATAGGTATTATTGTTAGTATCGGAATAAGAAATCCTAACTAACCAAAAACGAGAAGCAGAATGAAAAACTCAACATATACCGATCACTCACATTATCTTGCAGAGATTGGTTTTGATTGTTCTGCTTTATCAGATTATCAGATGACTGAGGTCGGTATGGCTGCAGAGAGAGCCCATTTGGATTGGTCATGGTCAACGGCAGACGACGAAGGCGACGAGGATCGCGCTAGACGCATACGCCAAGCAATAAGCGAGGTAAAGGCAATCGACTGCGATAACGAA